GAGAATAGCACTACCAACTGGTACGCAATTGCCGACAACTCCCAGGTTGACACAATGGAACTCTCGTTCCTCAGTGGCGAAGAGGCTCCGGTACTTGAGAACGACTGGGATATGTCCCGCGACGTATACCTATACAAGGTGCGTCAGACCTTCGGTACAGCGGTGATCGATCATCGCGGCATCTTCGGTAATCGCACCTAAGCGATTGCTTGACTAACACGGCCCCGGCTCAATTGGGTTGGGGCCTTTTTTCCAACGAACAAACAAAGCAAAGGAATTAAGCATGTCAGATATTCGAGACTTCCAGATTTTTTACGACGACTTCAATGGAGCGGTTGCATCGCTTCCGACTTCGGCGGATCCGGCTACCGCTTGGCTAGTCGATGACACTTCCGCAGCGGGTGCGCCAACTTTCACGAAGGGGACTTCGGAACTTACCGTTACCCTTGCGGCAACAAGCGAAATTGAAAACGTTTGCCCGCATTTCAACGATGCGCTGGACTTCGACATCGACTTGATTCAGCGAGTCGAGATGCGGGTGAAGATCGGTGCATCAACTTTCACCAGCGGATCAATCCTCTGCTTCGGTGTTGGCTCTGCACGCAACGACACAGCCGACAGCGTAGCGGCTAACGCATGGTTCCGCATGGAAGGTGCAAATAGCACTAGCCTTGTCTACGTCGAGACTGATGACGGGACTCGGGACAATGATGACGTCTCTACCGGCACGACATTGGGCACGACCTACAAGGAATTCGTGATCGACTTCACTGGCGGAAAGCAGGACGTTAAGTTCTACATCGACGGACGTCGAGTCGCTACCGGTACGACCTTCGATATGAGCGGCTATAGCTCTGGATTGCAACCGATTATCCAGCTCCAGAAGGCCGCGAATACTAACGTAGATTCGGTGGTTTTGGACTACGTCAAGATCACTTGCAAGCGAGCCTAGTAAGTGACATTGCACGACATGATTAAGCAAGATGCCGAGAGCGTATTTTGCAACGCTGAAGACTTCGCTGAATCGATTGTTTACTACAAGCGTAACGGTCGATCTAGGGAGATCAAGGCAGTTGTAGTACGCGAAGCACTTGGCGTCTTGCCCGAGGATGGAAACGTTGTTTACCCTCTATTCGAGGTGCACGTTGCCAACGATCAGTCGAGCGGAATTGCCAGCGACGAAATAAACTTAGGCGGGGACGAATTAGCGTTTCCGAATCGCGTAGGTGAAGCACCGAAGCGAAGGTCGATCCTAAAATTGCTCAGTCACGATGAAGGGATGCTAGTCCTAGAATGCCGGTAGCAGTCGTTGAATCCATAGCACTTGAATTGAAATCGCGTCTCGATGCAATGATCGGGGCCAATGGCTACCAAACCGAGATTTGCGAAGTGCAACGACCGGCTAGATTTGCAGACTTCACGCCGCGAAACAATCAGATCGTTTTGACTCAAGGACAGCCCGAACGAGTGCCGGAACTTGATAGGCCGGGCGAGCCACCTTCAAACGCATACCGCCAACAGTTCCTTATTCACTGCCATGTGATGCAAGATGAGCGAAACACGGACGCTATCGATTCGCTACTCAATGCTTTTCATGCGGACATTATCAAGGCTATTGCATCGGGTTCGTCAACGTGGCATACCTTCGGCGGCTATGCAACGGATGCCCAGTGGCAGACGGTAAACTACATCCAGGCGGACGGCGGGATGGACGGGTTGCAGGTGCCTTTGAATGTCACCTACCGAGTTTCCGAAGACGATATGACGGAGCTGCGAGCGTGATTAAAATATCCATCGACGCGAAGTCATTACAGGACATGAAAACCAACTTAGGGCACTTCCAAGTACACTTGCCAAGAGTATTGGCAACGGCGGTAAATCGCACAGCAAAAAGCGTACGCGTCGAAGTTGCTCAAGTCGTCGGCAAGATGATTAACTTGAAACTATCCTCGATGAACAAAGGCAACAGCAAGGCAATCAGCAAGGCGGCGACGCTAAAGAAGACCATACGTCAAAAGAACAAAGCAGTACCGAAGCGAGCCGAAGCAACCATCGGACTATGGGAAGGCTATCCGTTTCCCGCAAAGTATCACGAAGCGAAGACGTACACTCGCAAGCGAAAAGGGAAAGTGAAGTCCAGTGGCGTCGTCTACAAGCCTGACATGGGCGGAGGATGGACGACCGTACTGGATGGGTTCATCGCTCGCAACTGGCGAGGTAATGTATATACAGCCGACGAGACGAATCGACGTACGCTTAGGCAAGTCAAAGGCAAGAAGCCCGGAGACTACTACATTCGAGGCGGTATCGGCAAGGTAGCAGAGAATAAAGCACGGGAGCGACTACCAATAGAAGTCAATCGCCGTTTGCGTGACGTCATACTAGCGGCGCAAGGTAAGATAAAACTCAAGGCATTGAACCAATAAAGGAAACGAAATGACGCTATTAAAACGCAAGCGAGTATTGGCAGCATCGATTGAATCAACACCAGGAACGGCAATGAGTCTGACCGGATCGGATGCAGCGTTTAACTGCTACGACATCGGCATTCAGACCGAAACCGAACTCGAATCGCGGGAAGGTCAAGCGGCCTTCGGAATGCGTGCAAGCGTGCCGGGCGGGTATCGCGGCAAGGTGACTTTTAAGCACGACGCATCTTGGGACGGAACAGCAACCGAGCCAAGTTGGGCGGATACATTTCTGCCCGCTTGTGGTTGGGTCAAGAGCGGTCAAGTCTTTACGCCTCGAACGGAAGCACCAGGTAGCAACGTCAAGACGCTAACGATTGGCGTATACATCGACGGGATGCGAAAACTGCTACGCGGTTGCGCAGGTACTTTCAAACTCAACTGCCCAACGGGTAAGTCGGCGTTCTTCGAGTTTGAGTTTACGGGAGTTTGGTCGAGTCCTACTGACACTGCGATCCTTGCACCGACCTATCCTTCGGCTCAGTCGCTTCGGTTTGCATCTTCGACAACGACCTGGAATAGCGTTGCCTTGGGCGTTGAGAATATCACGCTCGACAGCGGGAATACCGTCATCCTACGCGAAGACCCTTCGGACGTTTCCGGTTTTCTTGCTGGACTCATCACCAATCGAGTCATTAGGATCACGGGCAACCCCGAATCCAAGCTGGTTGCGACTCAGGACAGATACGGTAAACTCTTGGATATGTCCGAGCATTCGCTGACGTGGTCACTCGACGGGCCGACGAACAGCGTTATGACCTTCACGGCACCCAAGGCACAAATCATCAGTTTGCAAGAAGCAGACCGAGAGAACCTGGTTGTCGATGAGATCGAGTGGCAAGCCAATCGCAATGGCTCGAATGTCGACGAAGAATGCTCGATCACCTTCACAGCAGCAACCTAATCAGGATCACCAATGCCGATTTTTCTTGAGCCGGATCAAACGTTTGAAGTGTGCCTAGATGCTGACCAGAGCAAGCCCATCGAGACGCGACCAGTATTCGTTTGCTTATCGCAATCGATGCGAGGGCAACGCAGCATACTTCAGGCGGTTGATCTACTCGACGAGAAGCATTCAATCGATGAAATCTTCGACGCGACAATCAGCGAATTAAAGCGGGTTGTTGTCGGATGGAGAAACGTTGAGCGTTCATTCGTTGTCGACGACCTCGACAACCTATTGACGTACCGAGAAGCAAGGGAGTTGCTTATCAAGGTGGCGTACAATCAGCGAATGGACACCAACGAAAAAAAAGACTGAGAGTCGCGGCGTTGATTAGGCAGGGGGAACTTTGCCGACGATGCAGCGACAAGAAGTGTGAGGACGAAGGAACAGACGCGGAGCCTATCGAGATCGAATGCCCAGCGTGCAACGGCACAGGATGCGACGAATGCACGAACGGAAGTTGGATTTTGAAAGGATGCCCTAATCGATACTGCGACAGTATCGTCCAGTTTGTTTCGATGGCTGATTTGTTCAATGAGGGATTGCCACCTGTAGCGGGTGGGAGTCTCGATCAATCAGCATCTTTTGTTGATGCGGTGCGGATTCTGAAGTACGAAGAAAACAGGATTAAAGCGGAGAGCGAATAATGGCTGGCGATGCCGTAAAAATCCTGATTCAAGCCGAAGATCAAGCGAGCGCAAAAGCTGTCTACGCTGCGAAGAACATTGAGAACGCGGTTAGCGGCGTTAAGGAAGTCGGATCGAAGGCGAAGGCGTCAACGGAATTTATCGGAGTCTTAGCGGGTCAACTGGGCGGTGCTGAGTTTGCAACAGCGGCTCAGGGTGTTGCGGGTATCACCGAAAAGATTGGCCAATTCTCCGAGGTGATGAAACTCGGCGGCGCGGGTGCGATGGCGTTTAAGACCGGCCTGGTTGCATTGGTCGGCGTTATGTCCGTTCAATTCGGCAAGTCCATCGGCGAAATGATATTCGGTATCGATGACGTTGCTGGACGCATGGAAGCAGCGGCGAAAGAGTCCGAGAACTTCGCCAATCACATGATTAAACTTGCAGGGATTAAGTTCAGCGATCAGATGGAGGACTTAACTCTCATACGCGATCCTAACGAACAACAAAGGGCGGCTGTAGAGCTATTCGGATCCATAAGTAAAGAAGTTGATGACGCGGTCGCATCGTTTCAGTATTACAGCCAAGAAGCCGAGAAAGCGACGGCGAGCAAGCAGGGTGCGGAGGTCATTGCCGACTTGCAGAATGAAGCCGATAAGTACTTGGAGATTGCGTCAGCCCTACGCAATCAACAGAACCAACTTGGCGAAAAGTATAGTGCCCATGCTCAGCAAGTTCGATTGATTAAAGAACAACAAGCGGCAGAAGACGCAGCAGCGGCAAAGAAAGCACAGATCGATCAATCGACTATCTCGACGCTTCGCAACGTCAACTATCAGTACATCGCACTTACGAAGAGTGCCGAAGAAGCACGGCGGGCGCAACTCCAAGATCAAGGTCTAGGCGATGCCGATATCAAGCGGATCATGTTCGCCGAGAAGACTCTAAAGGCCGAGCAAGACGCAGACGCAGCAAAGAAAAAAGCACAGGATGAAGAGAAGTCTCGACTGCAAAGAATCGCGGATTTAGGCAAGAGCGAATTGCAACGACTCGAAGAACAGAAGATACTGCTAGAGCAAGGCGAGCAAGCAGCGGAAGCATTCAGGCTTCAGCAGCAAGGACTCGACAAGGATACCGCGTTAGCAATCGCAGCGGCTAAAGCACAGTTTGCGGAAGCGGCTAAGAAGAAGGAAATGAAAGCGACGATAAGCACGCCTGACCTAGCAGCGAAGGAATCGCGGTTGCTCAGCAGAGGCAAGTCTGACGATTCGCAAAAGAAGATCGAAGCGAACACGCTCGCAACGGTCGGTAAGCTCGACAAAGTAACCGAAGCGATCATCGCACTGAAGGACAAGTTGCAACCACCAACGACCATCATCGAATTCCAAAGCCCTGGAGTCTAAGCCATGCAAAGCCCAAACGTTTTGGAAGTAACTGAAATGTGGTCGCGTCCAACGTACGACCAGCGACTCACTGACAAGTTCCGAAAGCTTACGGTAAAGTTTCAGCGAGCGTTCCAAGTTGTCACAACCAAAGAAGCGGTCGAGTACGACATCTTCAACGACGAAAGATTGCCCGCATCCGGTTCGATATACTCGGCGAACTATCCTTACGTGTATTCCGATGGCGTAAATACGCAACGGGTAAGCCCGATCTACTGGATCGTGACGTACGACTATAACGGCGAACTGGCAAGCCTCATTGATGGCGGAACAGATAACCCGCTGCTAGCACCGCCTAGAATCGACTGGGACGATGTTGAAACCGATGAAGCTATCGATGAAGACTGGGACGGCAACCCAATTCAAACGGTCAACGGTGAGCCTATAGACGGCGTAACGGTGCCCATCCCAGATCAGACCGTAACGATCAAGCGAAACATGCTTATCTTCAACTCCTACGTGCAAGCGAGATACCGCCGGGCGGTCAACTCCGACTTGTTTCTAGGATGGCCACCAGGTACTGCGAGGATAACCAAGTTCGCAGCGTCAAACGTGACGACAAAAGAGCAAGCGTACTGGGAGATCACAGCCCAGATTCAGTTTCGATTCCCATACCGCACGACTCCAGAGAGGGCTTGGTACTCCCGCGTCCGACACGAAGGATTCTACGAGCGTGTACAATTATCAGGGCCAGGCAACGCGGGAACGCGGATTGTTCGAGCGGTCGACGGAAATAAAGAGCCGGTAACGAAGCCTGTGCTACTTAACGCTCAAGGCTTTAGGATCCAGACTGAAGAGCCAGGGCAACCAGTGACCGCCCATTGGCTTGAGTTTAAAAAGTTCGATTCACTACCTTTCAACGCACTAGGACTTATTTAATATGACGACGATACCAGATGCTGTCATCATCCTCCCTCCAGAGGTGATTACCAATTACACGATTGCAGGCAATGCGGACATCGCGTATACCAAGATGGCTCAGCGAGTCCTATCGGAATCCGTCGTTCCGGTTCACTCGTTCCGGGTATGGGACGCGGTCGCATCGAATCCAGTTTCCGCAGCGGCCAGCGATGACTTAGGGCTAGTGACTGGGACTTGGGGCACAAACCCTGTTCGCATCACAGCGGGAGATGTTAAAGCATCGGGAAGCGTGACGCGTCGAATCTATTTCAGCGTGCCGATCCCGGCAAACTACGAAGACGGGCAGACGATCCAGATTCGCATCCGTGCAAAGATGGAAACAACGGTTGCCGATACCAGTTGCACAATCGACCTCGAAGCGTACGTTGGCTCAAGCGGTACGGTGTCGAGCGACTTGGTAACAACATCAGCGACCTCGATGAATTCACTGTCGGCGGCGAATTACGATTTCACGATTAACGCAACGGGCGTCGATCCAGGGCAGTTGCTTGAGTGCCGCTTAACCATCGCTAGCAACGACGCAGCGACCGGTACGGCGGTTATTCCAGCGGTCTACAAAGTGTCGCTCCTTTGCGATACAAGAGGCTAAGCAATGGAGGTAGGCTACTTCACACCGCGACAAGCCGAGCGAGTCTGGGAAGCAACTAAAGCCTTTGAGAAGGGCACCAAGGGCCGAGCATCGGACGAAAGACCGATCACGCCGACTCCGATATCCTTCGTCAACAAAGGGACTACAGTAATTCCCGCCTACGGTTGCATCCAGATCGTAGGCACCGAAGAGATCGGCGGTCGTAATTACTTGCAAGTGACAAGGCCATTCGATTACAGCCAATCGGTTATGGGTCCGTTTTTACTCAACGGGCCGAACGAGGTCGAAGTAGACGATCTGGGAACGGCTCAATGGGGGCCGATTTACAGAGCGATCAGTGACGGATCAGCGTACACGACCGGGACTAGATTCGGCCCGCTTCCTGATGCGTATACGGTAGGCAAGGGCAGCGTCTTTACCTACCTCGGCGAAGATGACGTAGAAACGGATTGCGTTCGTCTAATCGCATGTGAAACGCCTCTATTGGCAATCGCGGGAAGTGGCGGCATACCGGCGAATTCGAGCGCGACTGTGACAGCGAAACAACCAGCTGCTGGCAACTGGACAAGCGGTAGCGTGACGTATACTGCTTGGAATCCTACAAGCGTTGCAGTGAGCTCCAATGCGGTTGTTATGATATTCCCGGTTGATGCAAAATGGGTAGCGGTGGAGGTTTGCTAAATGGGTGGGTTCGGTCGGTGCTGTTGCGATTGTTGCCTAGAGCCTGAGGAAATGCCGTACACAACGGCAACTCTTAAACTGCCTAACGCGACGACTTGCGAAGGCGAAGAGCCTAGCGAAGAGGATGCGGT